TTATCTGTCTTGATCAGATGTTTTTGCATGCCGCTGTTTTTGAAAAACTGCCCGCTAAAATCATCGGCGGCCAGACCGAAACCACTTCCTGATAATGTTCATGCGCTTCGCGGAAATCCTAGCAAGAAATCTCTTGGTGAATTAATTGGCGGCGTACATCCGGTTATCGAAATTCCAAATTGTCCGGCACATCTTATTCCTGAGGCCAAGAAAGAATACAAACGCATCACCGCTGAGCTGAAAGTTCTGGGGCTGATATCCAAAATAGATCGCGCTGCGATATGTGGTTATTGTTCTTCCTGGGCGGAAGTTGTTTATTGCGAGACAAAAATTACCGAGAAAAACAACAGCGATCCCAAAGGGCAGGCTGGATTTATCGGGGTCACACCAAACGGATACGAACAAATGTCAGTCTGGGTCCAGGTGAGAAATCGTGCTTATGATCGGATGATGCGCTTCGCGGCCGAGTTCGGCATGTCACCAAGCTCTAGAAGCAAGGCTACGCCAAGTGAAAATCAACTAACGCTTGAAGGTTTTGAGAAGCCGGAAGTAGTTAAATCAGGATGGAACGCCCTTTAGGTTATTACGTTGATGCTGCTGTTGACTATGCGCAAGGTGTTTTGGATGGAAAAATACCTGCGTGCAAATGGGTCAAAGCAGCATGCCGTCGCCAGCTGGATGATTTAGACAAATATAAGAGTTCCAGCGCCTACCCTTACAAGTGGGATATTTCGAAAGCAGAACATATTTGTAGATTTATCGAACTCTTGCCGCATGTAAAAGGCCGGTGGTGTGGAGAAAAAATAAATCTTGAAGCATGGCAGATATTTATTCTGACAACAATTTTTGGATGGTTTAGGAAGGAAGACGGATATCGAAGATTCAGAACTGTATACATTGAAGTCCCTAGGAAGAATGCAAAGAGCACGCTGACCAGCGGCGTATCGCTCTACATGCTCACAGCCGATGATGAGCCTGGTTCAGAAATTTATTCCTCGGCGACAACACGCAATCAAGCCAGGATCGTATTTGATACGTCGCTTGCCATGGCGATCAAAGAAAGCGGATTTAGAAAACGCTACGGGGTTGTCGTCCTTCAGCATAGTATTTACGAGACAATTAATGGCGGGAAATATGTTTCATTATCTGCAGAAGGATCAACACTAGACGGCCTGAATATACATTTCGCAAGCGTCGATGAATTGCATGCTCACAAAACCAGAGACGTATTTGATGTAATAGAAACCGGAACAGGGGCGCGAAGCCAACCGCTAGTGTGGTGCATAACCACCGCCGGAGCGGATACAAGCGGAATATGCTACGAACAGCGCACTTATGTCACAAGCATACTGAATTCCACACTTAAATTACATGATGGCCTGGGCTATCCTGTAAAAGGCAATCCTGCTCAGGACGACACTTACTTCGGGATCATATATACCATTGATGACGGGGATGCCTGGAAGGATCAGTTGGTATGGAGGAAGTCGAATCCTAATTTGGATGTGTCGGTATACCGCGATGACATGGAGCGTCTTGCGGATAAAGCAACAAAGCTATCAACTGCGAGAAATAATTTCTTGACCAAGCGCATGAATGTCTGGGTGACTTCTGCGGAATCTTGGATGGACATGTTGAAATGGGAATCATGCTGCGATGCCTCTCTAGATATATCAGATTTTCATGGCGAGGAATGCTGGATAGGGATGGATCTAGCGGAGAAAAAAGACTTTGCTGCAACAGTAAAAGTATTCTGGCGTGGAGGGAGTCTTTATGTATTTCCACTTTTATACTTAAACGATACTGCGATAGAGGAATCTGAGAACAGTCAATATATTGGCTGGCGAGATGATGGATACATCATCGGGAATGAAGGTGATGTGACCGACTTTGACCAGATAAAGAATGATCTTGTTGAGTCTGATGGGTTATTTGATTTATGTGAAATACCTTTCGATCCGGCACTTTCGAGATATTTTGCAACAAAACTAATCAATGAACACTCACTACCGCTCGTTGAGATAAAACAAAACGGATTGACGTTCACGTCGGCCGTAACCGAACTTGAGAACCTTGTGCTCGAAAAGAAATTGGTTGTCTCTTACAACCCGGCATTTAACTGGATGATTGGAAATGTTGTTGTGAAAGAATCCAAATTCACAGGGCTCAAGCATCCAACAAAAGATAAGGCATCCCAAAAAATAGACGGTCCGATCGCGCTTCTTACAGCACTATCGAGGGCTATGACTGGCGATCGCAATCAAAAAATCATAGAACAAGGCTTTGTATCCCTGTGAATATTGCTGAAACCGATGCGCCGCTGTCGAACAAAGGCAGCGTGATTCTTGCGAGATTCATGGCCGACCGACAGGCGCAGCGCAACCAAAATCAACTGGGCATCCGGAATTCAACCACAGATTCAGTGCTGGTTCGTAGCGGGGATCCACAAGTAATAGAATTATTAGGTGGCATGCCCGCATCATCCGGATACGCGGTGACGGAAGCCACCGCCATGCGCGTGGCTGCTGTAGCGGCCTGCGTGCAACTGATCGGAGGCACGATCGCCAGCCTGCCATTGTCAGTGTATGAAGAAACGCAAGATGGCAGAAAGAAAATAAAACCCAAGCTGCACCGACTGCTGAATCTGGAGCCATGCCAGGCGTGGACCGCAGCCAGCATGGCAGATCGCTGGATAAGATCGATCGCATTCCGTGGCGATGCGTTTTCCCGCATTATTCGCGACCGAATGGGTGAACCGATAAAAATAATCCCGCTGCATCCAGACAGAGTCAGGGTGGCAGTGACCGATGAAGCAGACATTGCTTACGCATATCAGCCGCGTAATGGCAACCCGATCGGAATCCATTCCGACGACATGCTGCATATTCCTGGCTTCGGATATGATGGCGACACCGGACGGGCTAAATCAATCATTCATCATGCCGCGCATCAGTCGATTGGTATCGCTCTGGCCGCCGATGATTTTAGCGGGCAGTTTTTCAAAAACAGCGGCATGCAAAAACATCTGATCAAGACAGATAACAAGATGGATCCGGACTTAATTGATAAGCTCCGCAACGAATACATAAAAAAATATGGCGGCGGCAATAACGTTGGTGTGCCGATGATCCTGACAGAAGGTCTTGATCTTAAAGAAATCAGCCTTTCTTCAGCCGATGTTGAACTGCTGGATAGCCGCAAGTATCAAGTGATCGATATCGCCAGAGCATTCGGCGTGCCTCCTGTAATGATCGGAGCGAACGACACGACATCCAGTTGGGGAACAGGGATAGAGCAAATCACGCTTGGTTTCGTGAAATTCATCCTGCAAGCCTACCTGATAAAGATCGAGCAAGAACTCAACCGGAAATTTTTCCCGAATGACGACAAGTTTGTTGAATACAACTTGCAAGGATTGCTGAAAGGCGACTCCGAATCAGAATCAAAATATCTGCGTGAAATGCTCGGTGGATCTCAAGGACCGGGACTCATGAAGCTGAACGAAGTCCGGGCAATTAAAAATCTACCCAAACTAAGTGTTGAAGAAGGCGGCGAGAAAATCTATGAACCAAAGGGCAAATCCAATGAAAGTACAAAGAAAACTGATGCAACTGCTTCAGGCCAACAATCGAGAAGCAGGAAAGGCACTGCGGGTAGATAATCAAGCTGATTCTGTCACCATCTTCCTCTATGGCGTGATTGACGAGTATTTTGGTGTATCCGCTCATTCGTTGGCGGTAGAGCTAGAGAATCATCGCGACAAAGCGGTCACGCTACGCATCAATTCACCAGGGGGCGACGTGTTCGATGGACGTGCCATGTATGCGGCCATCCGTCAGCACGGCAACGTAACAGCACAAATCGACGGCCTAGCAGCCAGCGCAGCCACCTATGTCGCAATGGCGGCGAAATCCATCAGCATGGTCGATGGCGGATTCATGATGATCCACAACGCATGGACCCTGGCATTCGGCAACAAAAATGATTTTATAGAATTAGCCGATTTGCTCGGTAAATTCGACGAATCTATTATCAATGATTACATCAAAAAAACCGGCAAATCCAAAGAAGAGATAGCAACCATGATGGATGCCGAGACCTGGATGAATGCGTCAGAAGCCAAGGACATGGGTTTTGTTGATGCAATATTCGATGGTGATGTTGAATCAGAAGGCCAGCTGGCCAGCAACGGATGGGACCTGTCTGCATTCGATAACACGCCCAAGGCGCTGACAGAGCCGAAACAAGAACCGCAGAATGACACCTGGATGCGTAAGCGAGCCTTGGCCGAGAGGCGCATGAGGATATTAAGCGCGTGCAGTAACTAAAAACAACGTTTTATTTTTGTACCTATCACCCGCGCAAGCGGGTTTTTTATTTTATACAGGAGAAAAACCCATGCCCATCAATCACGGAAGCATCCAAGCCTTGCGCGAGGCAAGAAACGACATCTCAAGGAAAGCGAACAATCTGCTTGCTGATAAAGGCGACAAGCTGTGGAGCCCGGAGGATCAGAAAGCATTTGATGGTTTCGCCGACGAAATGGAACGATTGGATAAGCAAATTCTGAGCGTGCAAAAAATGCTCGATGTGCAAGCCCAAAAATCATTCGCAGATGCTCCGGTCCTGGATGATAACAAAGCGAAGAACGAAAGCCGCAAGCTATACGCAAAAGTGCTGGCTCAAGGTGTTCACTCGTTAAATGCGGAAGAGCGCATGAAAATACAAAACACAATGAGCACCACAACCACTACAGAAGGCGGTTACACCGTGCAAAGTGAAGTGGCCAGCGAATTGATCAGCGCGGTGAAGGACTACTCCGGCATGCGCATGGTTGCCGGTAGCATCCAGACTGGCAGCGGTAACCCATTGTCGTATCCAACCAGCGATGGCACGGCGGAAGAAGGCGAATGGATTGGCGAGAACACCACGGCGACTGATCTGGATATCACATTCGGCACTGTCGGACTGAACGTATTCAAGGCGAGCAGCAAAGTGATCACCATTCCGTTCGAATTGCTGCAAGATAGCCAAATTGATATCGTTGGGCTGATTAATCAGCGCTTTGCCGACCGCATCGGTAGAACGATGAATAAAGGATTTACAATCGGAACCGGAACAGGACAACCGAATGGCTGCGTGACAGCTTCGTCGGTCGGTAAAACCGGGACCACTGGGCAGACATTGACAGTAATTTATGATGACCTGGTCGATCTAATTGATTCCATCGATGTTGGTTACGACGATGGCAGCCTCAAATTCATGTTCGGACAACCAATCCGCAAAGTGTTGCGTAAGATCAAAGACACCGCAGGCCGTCCGATCTGGACGCCATCGTATGACGCCGGCATCTCGAATCGATCACCCGATCAGCTGCTCGGCTACGACACGCAGTTGAACAATCATATGCCGGTACCGGCAGCAAACGCCAAATCAATCGCATTTGGTCAATTCAAAAAATATGTGATTCGCGATGTTATGCAATTGACGCTGTTCCGTTTTGACGACAGCGCGTTTGCTAAAAAAGGCCAAGTCGGTTTCCTGGCCTGGATGCGCGCAGGTGGTAACCTGGTTGATGTGTCCGCATTGAAGCTATACCAGCATAGCGCTACTTAATACTCACTGCTATCAGCATGGGCGCATACCTTGTTTGGTATGCGCCTATTTTATTGGTTGAATTTATTAGATGGAGAAGCAATGGCTAAGAAAAATACACAACCAAGCATCATGCAAGCGCGGGTTCTTGGAGGATTCATTCTCGATGGTGTCCAATACAACCCGGACGATATCATTGAAGCTAACCATGAAATGATCAAGCAATTAGGATCATCGGTTGATGCGAACGCATCGGCAGTAGAACATTGCCGCGGCATGAAAAACGCAGTCATCAAGAAGCATGAATCGAAACAACCAGACCCGGAAGAATCAGGAGAAGTCGAAGATCCGGAATCTGAAGAAGGCAAAGAACCGGAGTCTGAAGAAAAATCAGATCCAGATCAACCGGTAAATTAATACACCATGCCGGAAAAAATCATCACCGCACCATCCACCGAGCCGATCACGCTCGATGAAGCAAAGGCACAATTGAGATGGACGAACAATGCTGAAGATGCATTGATCAGCTTTTATATCTCAGTAGCGCGTGATCTGTGCGAAATGGAAACTGGCCGGGCCTTGACCGTCCAAACATGGGAACAGTCGCGCTGTGGATTCGCGGATGAGATGATGCTTGGTCGCGCACCGGTTGCCAGCATTGCCAGCATAAAATACACGGACTCGAATGGCGTAGAACAGACGTTGGCGAGTACCGAATATGTGCTGGACAATTCGAGCGATTCTATCGCGCGCGTCGTTCTCGCACCAAACAAATCATGGCCGGCGGTTTATGCGGGGATCAACACCGTGCGCATCCGCTATGTAGCAGGTTATGCCAGTGCTGATGCAGTTCCTCCGGTGCTTAGGCAGTGGATGTTATTACAAATCACCCATTGGTTCAAAAATCGGCAATCGGTCGAAGTCGGAAACGTTGTCAACGAATTCCCTTTCGTCAAGAACCTGCTAAACGCATACCGTATCTATAGTTTATAAATGTCCCAAAAAATCAACCACAAGCGCGGAGCGACGTTCAGCTATTCGGGACTGGTCACATTGCCTACAGGCACATGGACTGCAAGCTGCGACCTGGATAATCCTATTGGCGTCAAGGTGTCTGATACCACGGTCACCTTATCAGTGCTCGGCTCACCGGGGGTTAATGGCGAGACGCATTCGATCCTGATCGAGGTAGCCGCCAGCACTACGGCAACCTGGCCGGTCGGGACATTAAGCGGGGACATCCGTTTTCAGGACAACGCTGGCGTGATTGTCTTCACCAGCACTTTTTATATTAGCGTGACCAAAGGAATCACCGATGCCAGCTAATATCCAGATCACGTTAGTACCCAAATACCCGGTATCGATCCAGTTGTCAGGTGACAGCGGAACACTTAACTTCTCAACGGCTGAATCGATCTCCGTTGAACTGTCCCCAATCCTGCGTGGACTGCCCGGTAGTGCCGGATCAAGATATACGCACACACAATCATCAGCATCCGCCATCTGGACGGTTGCGCACAATCTGAATTCAAAACCTGCAGTCATGGTTGCGGATCATCTGGATCGGCAAATATTCCCGGATATTGAGTGGATTGATAACAATATCGTGCGCGTGACGCATGGCTCTGCCATTACCGGATCGGTTTTTTGTAATTAAATAGGGAATGACATGAAAATAACCAATCATCTGGATGCCAACGGTTTCAAGGTACAGAACCTCAGCGAACCAGCATCTGCCCAGGATGCCGCCACAAAATCCTATGTAGACGCAACAGCACAGGGCTACAAGTGGAAAGATCCCGTTAGAGCGGCCACCACGGCAAACATTACACTTTCCGGAGCACAAACAATCGACGGCGTGTCGGTTATTGCTGGCGACCGTGTGTTGGTTAAAAACCAGAGCACAGGCAGCGCAAACGGCATCTACGTAGCGGCTGCAGGGTCATGGGCACGGGCAAGTGATTTCGACGTCAGTGCAGAGCTGTTGGGATCTTCTTGTTTTGTTAGCGAGGGCACGACAAACGGAAATTCAGTATGGGTGCTCACTACTGATGGACCGATCACGCTAGGAACAACCGGCTTAACGTTTATACAAACTAATGGCGGTTCCAGCTACACGGCTGGCACGGGGATATCCATTGGTGGCGGTGTAATCTCGATTGACACGGCCGTGGTCGCAAGGAAATCATCAGCCGCCATCGGTGATGGGTCAAGCACAACACTTACATTTACCCACAATCTTAACACTCAAGATGTTGCAGTCAGCGTTTATGATGCGGCGACCAGAACCGGGGTGATTTGTGATTGGGTGGCCAATGGAGTCAATACGGTCCAATTGACATTCGGTACTGCGCCAAGCAGCGGACAATATCGAGTAACTGTGGTCGGGTAATGAAGGTACTCGCCCCATTCGATATTGATGGATTCTCAGTCGTCAGGAAGAAAGTATCTCTCTGGACTCCGGCCGGAAACACGACGGTCATTAGTGCTTATGGTGCATCTGCTCTTACTGCCACCGGCACAATCACGACAGCGAATGCTGCGAGCACGAACTTGCACACCTCAATGCGGCGGGTAGATATCTTAGTTACTACGGCTGCTAATAATGCCGTAGCAGGATTCCGTGGCGCAGCTAACGTTTGGTGGCGTGGTAATGCCGCCGGATTGGGTGGCTTCAACTATTCTTGCCAGTGGGGCCCGTCAACTGGCGTAGCAACAGCAACAAACAGATCATTTGTCGGCTTGAGCGCACTAACTGCCGCTCCCACCGACGTCGAACCATCGAGCTTAGTCACTATGATCGGCATGGGCTGGGATGCAGCAGACACCAACATACAACTTATGCGCAATGACAGCGCCGGTACGGCAGCCAAGATTGATCTGGGCGCGAATTTCCCCGTGCCAACCGCAGACAGAACAAAAGCCTACGAACTGCGGCTCTACTGCGAGCCAAACGGCTCATCAATAGATTGGCAAGTGACCGACCTTGGCACCAACGATGTCGCATCAGGATCTGTCAGCACCGATATCCCGGCCGGTACGTCATTCCTGTCGCCGCGCGGCTGGATGAGCGTTGGCGGCACTAGCAGCGTGATCGGGATTGCTTTAATGAATATGTGGATAGAAACGGACAAATAACATGCCATCCCCAAGCGCAGGACAACTGAACCAACAAATCACCATCCAGCAACGCACCCAGACCAAGGACGTTGAAGGCGGCATAGTGGATGCTTGGTCTGATTTTGCAGCGGACATCTGGGCAAAGAAAAACAACCTATCCGGCAATGAGCGTGGCGCTACCAACAAAGGCGGCCAAACTCTGGATGCTCGGACGGAATTCACAATTTATTACCTCGATGGCGTCACCAATGAGATGCGCATCGTGCACAACGGCAAGCATTACAACATCCGCCACGTCAACAATTTCATGGAAAACAACGAATATCTAATCATCACGTGTGATCTTGGAGGCAATCATGCCCGGTAATACCACCATCATCGGTATCGAAGGGTTGCGCGGAAAATTCCTGGAATTGCGTCAGGACATGGTGCTCAAGACTTCCCGGCGCATGGTGGCCTCTGCCGGCAGCGTGTTGAGGAAGGAAGCCAGGGCGATTGCCCAATCGCACGGGCTTAAGAAATCCGGCGCGCTGATTCGCAACATTGCCATCAAGCGAGAACGCAACGCCCCGCTCGGAACGGAACAATACAACCTGGGCGTTCGTCATGGCAGGCATCTCGGCAATGGCAAGAAGATTATCAAGTTCCTTGCGCAAAATAAATCAGGACGTATCGTCACCCGTCGCGAAAATGATCCGTTCTATTGGAGTTTTCTCGAATTCGATACCAAAAACCGCAATGCAACGCCATTTATACAGGCCGCTCTGGAGAACAAATCTTCAGAAGCCATTGCCGCAATGGAAGCCCGCCTAACCAAAGACCTGGCCAAAGCAAGCCAATAACCATGACCATCGGAACCACCATCAACACGGCGCTCACCGCTGTGTTGGCGAACGCCTGGGCGGCAGAACTGCCACCGGAGCCAGTTTTCCCCGCAATTGTATTCGAGATCGACAGCACGCCAGAAACCGGCTGGGTGCTCGGCGGTGGCTATACCCAGCATGTAGTCAGCGTGTACTCATTCGCGCACACCAAAACCGAGCTTGCCACGCTACGGCCATCGATACAAGCGGCGATGGAATTGATTGAAGGATTCATCACGGAAGAAGAGTCCGGCGATGCGCAATTCGAGGATCTTCCTGGCGTATATGCCTATTACCAAAATTTCAGAATCAGAACGACTACTTAAGGAGACGAAAGCATGGCATCGAAACTAATGCGAAACGTAGTTCTCGCAGTCAAAGAGGAAACCACCAACGGCACGGACTCGGTGCCTACATCACTGGCGAATTCGATACTTGCGAAAGTATCCGACGTCCAGCCGGTAGTCGCTGAATTCGTTGATCGCGACAACATCCGCCCGTACCTAGGATCAAATGGCAAAGTACAAGTATCCGTACATGCCGAACTGACCATAGAGTTCGAGTTGGCCGGCGCAGCAGCAGCCGGAACCGTTCCGGGTTGGGCTGCGATCCTGAAAGCGTGCGGATATGGCGAAACTGTTGTGGCCGTTACCAGCGTGACTTACAAACCGATTTCTGCGTCATTCAAATCCGTGTCTATTTATTACTGGCTCGACGGATTGCTGCATAAAATGATCGGCTGCATGGGCACGGCAACCATCACACTGAACGCCCGTGGAATCCCAATGGTCAGCGTAAAACTGACCGGATTCTACTCGTCAACCACTGACGTCACCTTGCCGAGTGACTCTGTTTACACCGCATTCCAAGCCCCTCAGGCCGTCAACAAAGTCAACACCACCGCATTCACGCTGCACGGCATCAGCACAGCATTTGACGAATTCTCAGTCGACCTGGGCAACAACGTCGTGTACCGCAACATGCCGACGCTGGAAGAAGTGCTGATCACCGACCGCAAAGTGTCCGGCAGCATCTCGATCCCAATGACATCGATCGCAACCAAAGCCTGGCACGATACCGTGCGCGATGGCACGTTGGCCGCGTTGTCGATGACCCACGGCAGCGGCGCAGGGAAAATCATCACCGTCAGCGCCCCGAAAGTGCAATTGATCAGTCCTCAGTACCAGGACAAGGACGGCGTCGTTCATCTGCAATTGGGCCTGGATTTCCAACCGAATGCAGGCAACGACGAAATACAAATCGCAATTACATAATCAATAAAACAAAAGAGGCAGGAAATGGCTTTCAAACTAGCAAAAAACCCCACATTCTGCGCGAATGTCGACGTACTGACGCCAAACGACAAATGCGGACATGACAAATCATCGTTTGTCGTTTCATTCCATCGGAAGAAAACATCCGAACTCGACAGACTGCGCGGCATGCAACAAGCAGATGTGCTGCGTGAAGTGGTTGCCGGGTGGAAGGAACTGGTTGACGAAAATGGTCAGGAAGTGGTCTTCAGCAATGAAAACCTTGAAGCGTTGCTGGAAATCCCAGAAGCCGTGTACGCAATGTCAATGACCTTCTGGCAATCCATCATCAAGGCCAAGGAAAAAAACTGATAGAGGTCGCCCGCCATTGGGCTGGCGACAACAAATCGGCAAATAGCCTGGCCATTGACCATGATGTCATCGATGGCCTGAAGGCTGCCAATGCGCCGCAAGAGGTTATCGACCAGGCGCTGAGCAGCATGACCGGGAATGATCGGCAGGAAGACTGCGAAGTGTGGCCGGAAAACTGGGCATCCGTCGTGTTCTTCTTGTCAATCGGAACCCAGTGGAACATATCCCCGGAAGGCAGAGCCATCGGACTGGATTATTCAGCCATCGAATCGGCCATGAACATGCAAAACATCCGAAAAATACGCAGGCCATCGTTACTAAACGACGTCAGATTGATGGAAGAAACAGCGCTCAACATATTCAGAGAGAGGCAGTAATGTCAGCACTCGGATCTCTAGTGGTCAAATTAGCTTTGGAGCATGCGGAATATACTCAAGGCATTGATAAATCGAGCCAGCAAGCGCTCAAGTTCGCCCAAAATGCGCAGCGCAGTTTTGACCAGGCAAGTTCTTCCGTAAAAGATTTCATGAAAGGCGCGGTAGCTCAAGCAGCTGCGGCAGTCGGAGCGATGGTGGCTGTTAACGAATCGTTCGCTCGTTCGCTGGAGTTCAGCAAATCAATCGCGCAGATATCTACCCAGATAGATGGATCGATTGATGATATTAATAGACTGGAAGCCGCAGCAAAGAGCATGTCTGCGCAGTTCGGGACATTGCCAGTCGAACAATCCAGGGCGTTTTACGAGATCATTTCTTCCGGCACTTCTGATGTAACCAAAGCCACAGAGTTGCTCTCGTCCGCAAATAAGCTAGCCATCGGCGGCAATACTGATCTTGCCACGTCAGTTGATGGGCTGACGAATATCATGAACAGCTACAGCGGCAAGGTGGAAAGTGTTGGCGCCGTATCAGATGCGCTCTTTGTCGGCATGAAAGCCGGTAAAGCAACTATGGAAGAGTTATCTGCCGGTCTCGGGAAAGTAACACCAATAGCCGCAACCCTGAATGTAAGCTTCGATGAGTTGGTTGCAACTGTAGCAGCGTTGTCCTTGCAGGGAATATCGACCCAAGAAAGCATCACAGGTGTTCGTGCGATCCTGGCATCAATAGCCAAGCCAACCAAAGAAGCCGAAGATCTTGCTGCTGGTCTTGGATTGCAGTTTGATTCTGCCGGTTTGCAAGCGAAGGGCTTTGCTGGTTTCCTGGAAGATATAAGCCAAAAGACGGACGGCAATGTTGATAAGCTTGCGCTATTGTTCGGTGGTGTGGAAGCGCTTGTCCCGATCATGGCATTGTCCGGTCAGGCAGGTAAAGATTTCTCCCAGATCATGGGAGATATGGGGAGTAAGGCCGGATCGACGCAAGATGCGTTCGACAAGATGGCTGCCAGTCCTGGCTTTAAGATCGATCAGTTAATGGCTTCGATTAATAATATCGCAATCACCCTCGGAGATTCACTCGCTTCTGTATTGACTCCGGCCGCAGAAAAAGCGTCACGGGCAATCAATCAATTGTTCGGTATCAATAAAAACTTGTCTGAGATAGACAAACAAAAACAAAAGATTGCTGAATTTCGGTCAGAGCTAGAATCTCTGAATAGCCGCAAACATATTCCCGTGATTGGCGATTTAATCTTTGATAAACGTCAAGCAGACCTGCTTGAGCAGAGGATTGAAGATGGGATTGCAGATCTTGAGAAACTGGAAAAAACCGCGCAGGTAGTAGACGGCGGCATCAAAAAGACCATCGATTTTTCCCTGAACATGCCAAAGGCACAGGATGCTGCAACCGCATCCATCAAAAAGACCATCGCCGCCTCCCAGCAATTCATGGAAAGATTGCAGCAAGAGGCCGCGCAAGTAGGCAAAACAACTCTGGAAATCCGCAAGATGGAGGCCGCCAAACTGGGCCTATCCAAACAGGCAGATCCGCTCATCGACAAAATCGATCAGGAAACCAGGGCAGAGAAAGAACTGCAGGAACAGCTTGCGCGCGTCAAATCGATCACCGATTCGGTAGCAACTAAGCAGGAAATCTACAATGCCAAACTGGCCGAACTGGAAACACTCAAACCTCACCTCGGCATAGAGAATTATGAACGAGCGCTAAAGAGTCTAAAAAAGGAAACCACCGGAACGGTTGCCGTTATCCGGACAACCACCGACGAAATCAGCCAATTGCTGGTGCAAGCCGGCCGCAATATTCAATCGATCTTATCCAATAGTATTTTTGATTTTTTCAGCGACGGGCTGGATGGCATGTGGCGCAACGCCAAGTCAGCCATTGGCCGCATCCTGTCCGAATTTACCGCACTCAAACTGGCCCATGGTATTGGATTGTCAAGCATGTTCGCTATTCCCGGCTCGGCGATGGCATCCGGAGGTACGGGTGGAACTGGGCTTGGTGCCAACAGTTTTGATATTGCATCCCTTGGGGTGAATGCGACATCGCTCGTTAAGGGCGGCTTTGGATTAAATGGCCTGGTAGGTGGCGGAATGTCCGCCATCGGTGGCAGTGGTTTGCTCGGTTCGTTTGGCGCGGGCATGTCTGGCGGATCTGCTGCGGCATCGTTTATCGCCGCTGAGAGCGCGACTGCTGGCGCCGGGTTGGCTGCTGGCATGGGGTCTGCCTTCGCTGCGGCTGCTGGTCCACTGATGATTGCCGCTGCTGCAACGGCCGGACTGAAGGCATTGGCTGGTGATAAGAGATTGGGTGGCGGTTTTGGTAACGTAATGAATACCATAGGGGATCTTCCAATCATTGGTGATTTGATGCCTGTAATCCCTTTGGTTAATGCTTTGTTCGGTCGCGGACCGCTCAAGCAAAAAGGAACGACTTTATCTGGATCTGTCGGTGCAGAAGGATTCACTAGCGGATCTCTGCAAACTGATTTTGTGGCTAAAGGCGGTCTTTTCCGCAGCGACAAGAACGACTTCGCCCGTGTTGATGCAGTCACCGGTGCGGTGTCTACTGATAACGAAAAACTACAGAGCTTTGCCGATCAACTGGCCAAATCTTCGAAAGAAATAATCGGACTAATCAACGACACGACCACGCAAGTTTCAACAAGCCTGCGCATGGTTGGGCGTGATCTTGGCCTGAGCGTGGACAGCATTGATGCATTCAGCCGATCAATAGAGCTGGTGTCCGAAAAAGGCAAGCTACTAACCGAAGAGCAGATAGCCAACGAGATATCGGCAATCACCGACGAACTGGCGCGCGGATTGATTCCGGAAGTGGACAGCCTGTCCAAGCGTGGAGAGAGCGCCATCCAAACAGTTAATAGGTTGGGGATAGAGTTCAATGCCATCGTTGATAGCGCGGTCGTTATCCTCGATAGAACGATTGCAGAGTCCAAAAAACTCGTGCAATCAATATCATTCGAAGATCGGACGGAATTCGTAGATGCAGCCGGTGGCGTCGATGCGCTGAGTCAGAAAGTGTCTTTCTTCGCGCAGAACTTCCTTACCGAAGCGCAACGCCTGGCACCCGCGCAAGAAAGAGTGACAGAAGAACTTAACAAATTAGGACTGTCATCAACTTTAACGCGCGATCAGTTCCGCGATCTAGTGCAATCTTATGGACAAGTGAACGGCGTGACGGAAGATACGCTGCAAGCACTGCTCAACCTGGCGCCTGCATTCGTGTCAGTCACCCAGGCTGCCGAGGCAGCCGCCGAGGCGGCGAAGCAACAAGCGAGCACGGCATTGAATGATGCTTTCTCAGCGCTGCAAAAATCAGTGGACGCTGAACGCAAGAAGATAACAGATCATTACAACGAAGCGCTTAAGACCGTCAACGAGCGCATCCAGAGCGTTTCCGAATCCATCGGGAAACTTAAAACGTTGTCCGATGCGCTGAAGTCAACCGTCGACGCATTGCGGCCCATGAACCGCCAGCAGGCAAAAGACCAGATCCAACAAGCCATTTATGCAGCCAGATCGGGTGGGGCCTTGCCGGACGCGAAAGATCTGCAACAAGCGCTTGGTGTGCTCGGTAACAAATCCACGTCTGGGTTTGCCAGCAGCTTTGAATTTGCACGCGAACAAGCCAAAACAGCAAACCTGATTGGCGAACTGGGTGGATTGACAGACTCGCAATTGACTGTGGAAGAACGCAGCTTGGACGCATTGGAAGCCCAGCGTGACCGGCTTGACCAGGGTTTCAGGGACGAAATTGAACGCCTGGACACACTGCTTGAACAAGGCAAAGCGCAAATCGATTCAATCAACGGCCTGAATACGTCGGTGGTGTCGCTGATTGACGCACTCGGACAGCTTAACCTAAGGCTGCTGCAGGGTGGTGGATCTGGCGTGATCGACCCAACAACCGGTGGCGCGCCAGTTGGCGGAACGAATGAAGAGCGCGGTCAATTGATCAATCAGTTTATCAATGCGCCCGGCAGAACCCCGGAAGAAATTTACGCAGCATCGGTCAAGTACGGAGTAACGGCTGAAGAACTCGACTCGCAGAGCAAATTCTCGTTAAAAGAGATTAACGACTGGATTGATTCAAAAGGACTCAAACGTCTGACAGGCGTGCCAGGATTCGCTTCCGGCGGCATGCATCGCGGCGGACTACGTATAGTCGGTGAGCGCGGGCCGGAATTGGAGAGTACAGGACCAAGCCGCATCACCAGCAATAGCGATCTCAAGAGCATCGTCAACAATGACGGTGTTGTTAAAGCCATCTCGGAACTTCAGGCAGAGATCAGCGAAGTCAAAACTTCCAACAATAAAGTTAGAAAAATCCTCGACGCCGTTACTCAGGGCGGCAGTTATCTCAGAGTCAAAAACATCTTATGAGAGCATTTATCCCGATTGACATCACCGACGCCATGTTGGTGAGCAGCTCTATTGCCGAGCCGTATGCTTCAGAACCACTCTACAATCCAGGAACCACCTACGCCGAAGGCGCATTGGTCAGCGTAGTCGCGGCGAACAGTCATTTAGTCTTTGAGTCGCTGGTCGGATCTAACCTCAATCACAGCCCGGCAGCTTCCCCGGCGCATTGGATTCAGAAAAGCTACACGAACCGATTCAGAATGTTCGAGTGGAACCAGGGCGATCCCAGTATTGCAGGATCTCCGCTGACAGTCGTATTGCGCCCTGGAAAACGTATCGATGCAATATTTCTGGACGGCCTAAAAGCAACAACTTTAGAAATTGTTGTTACCAACGGTCCTGGTGGTGATGTTGTATTTACGCTAGATGCTCACTTGCAAGTGAGAACGGTTGCATCATTTTCTGAGTTTTATTTCACCCCATTTTTATATCAACAAAAGCTTGTTACGTTTGATGTGCCTATGGTGCCTGACCCTGTGATTACGATCACCCTGTCTGACCCATCTGGCACCGTCGAAGTTGGTCGCATAGCTTGCGGGTTATCAATTTATCACGGAAATATCAAATGGAATCCAGTATCAGACCTTGAAAACTATTCGGAAATTGTTTGGGATGATTTTGGCAAGGCCACGTTAACACCAGTCCCAAGCATCCCAATGACAGAACAGAAAGTAATCGTTGATATTGGGAGGGTGAATGTTGTCCGTCAGTTCAGAGATTCTGCAAACGCAAAGGCGGTTGTTTGGTCTGGCCTGGACGATGTTGATTACGGATATACAGAGTCATTAATCCTATTCGGGGTTTATCGAAGTTTTCGGATAGATATCACAAACCCAAGTTATTCAGAAGTTACATTATCACTCAAAGGTATCTAAAACATGGTCACTCAAGTACCGACGTTCCCTGCCCCGCTTCCAGATCCATACAACCAAACGTCAGAAGAGTTTGAGCTATCCGTCGTTGATTTTAATAAAAACTTAAATCCATACGGCGCCGCCCTTAATGAAATCGCAATAGAAGTCCAGGAACTGGCAGCGAAGGCGGAAGCAGCCGCCGGAGCGCTAGCAAATGCCGTGTGGGTTTCTGGTACCACATATGCGATCGGCGACGTCAGATACAGCCCGGTGGATTTCCTCGTTTACAGACGCAAGACGGTCGGAGCAGGCACTACAGATCCGAGTTTGGACGCGACGAACTGGGCACTGCAAACCAAGACCGGCGCGGGTGGATCGGACACAACCAGCAGCGCGGTTGATATTACATTGACATCTACCAGTGGTCGATTGCAAGTCATATCCATGACCGCACCGGCCAAGAAAGTCACGTTACCTGCTGCTGGCACGCTGAATAAAGGATCATCCATATTCGTAATCAAGAACTCAGGCACGTATCGTTTCGCCGCGCATAAGAACGGCGGCGCCTTCCTTTGCTTCGCGCAGCCCGGTCAAGTGGTTGCTTTGCATTGCTCAGACATTAGTACCGGAGCGGGCATCTGGCACGTTGGCGGTGATGCAATCGAGCAGATTAATGATAGTAACAATGCAGAGACTCTGAACGGCGTTGATTCCCGTCTGATTTCGGTAGCCATGCTGTCGTCTACAAAGGCGATTTGCGCTTTCAGGAATAATTCAACCACATTCTTAAATGCCGTTGTGCTTAATTTTGGCTCGGCATCTGGCGCGCCGTCGGCCATTAATGCAGAGGCATCAGAATTTATCAGCATCGCAGCGCAAAGCAGCTCACAAGCGACCGTCGTTTATAAAACATCGACCGGTGTAACTAAGGGCTACGTATTGGATATTTCCGGCAACACTATAACGCCCGGCACGGTAGCAACCATAGATGCACTAACAGCCTCGACCGGGACAGGCATAGCAGCATTGTCAGCAACAAAATTGTTGTGTGTGTACGGGGCGTCAGGGGCAAAAGAGCGTGTACTTGACATTTCCGCAAGCGTTATCACGGCAAGCGCAGCCGCCACGGCGTCGGCTACTTTAATGATTGGTGACCCACTTTATCTTGTCAAGAAAATTACCACCACAAAGGCATTGGTTGCCGGGTTTGTCAACGCCGCCAATGCATCTATTTTATTAGCATTGCAATCGATAAGCGGATCAACCCCAGCGCAAACAGGCAGCTCTCTAACCGTTACCGCGCCAGGGGCAATCGTTAAAAGACAATTCGGGCTGCTGGTCATGAGCTCGTCTAGAGCATTGCTTGCGCAGCCTATTGATCAGGCTTATGGAGACATCATGCTGTCAATCATCGACATATCGGGCACGACTCCTGTCTTAGTGATCAATAAAATTATTATCGTAGGACTGAGCGGCGCAGCTCATGTCAGTGCAGCAAAACTTGATAGTAATAATGCGTACATCACATGGACCGGTGGAGCGAGCGGTGGCATTGATTCTATGGTAGTAACAGTTACAAATGACGACAGGATCGTTCTTGGTCATCTGTCTGAACGCGTTGACGCGGGCGTGACATCAGCCGCTGGTTATCTGGACTGTGACGCGCTGGATAGTACTCACGTAATGCAACTTCATCGCAACAACCTCTCATACCTTTCTGCAAAAACAGTCGAAATATCTCTGTAGTAAAAAATCATCAATTAAAATAAGGATATGCTAAATGGCATTGATAACTAATGTACTTAAAAAAGTACGTGAGAGTGGATTCGTTCGTTTTGTTGGCGGTAAATTTCTGGATAAAGACGATAATGAAATAGTTGTTACCTCGGAATCAACGCCACCGCCCACAGTGGTTTCTGGAAATAACAATGCTTGGGCACTTGGATTTAAGAGCGCGATCACGCCGGAAGCGCCTGGAGATGGTTATTTTCGTCTTAGCGACACGATCCCAGGTGATGTTGGGTTGATGTGGGTGTCAGACACAGATGCGAATAGCGTGAGCCTAGCCGCCCGACGTGGATTGATCAGGCCGGGAGACAATCTTTATGTGATCTCTAAAACCAATCCGAGCACAATTTTAAGCATTTGGAGCGTAACTGCCGCAGCGGTGGCGAAGTCTCTTTACGCCGAGATACCTGTCAGCTTCGTTGCCGGAACCGGCTTGCCAGGATCTCTAGAGCCATGTGAAATTATTCACGTTCCCGGCGGGTCTACCGCTCTGACTGAGGCAATTATGCTTACGGCGATGCCTGGTGTTGCTAGGTTCTCGTTCGGTGGTGTAGGTGGCGCGATTGATGGCTTCTTCACCGCCGCCGGTGAGTTTGTTTCTTTCATTAACCCTACTTACGCATTTGCATCTCTGCCGACTATTACATCAGCAAATGACGGTTCTGTCGTCAGGATAGATCCGGCGTCTTTCGGTGGAGGAAGTTCGCGGGTTAATAAGAATATCCAAGCAGTGGCTAATTTAACAGACAACGTTTGGGACCCTGCTGGGGGGCGTCAACTGCTCTATTCTGCGTACGGATCCGCTGCCGCGCCGCTGTCAAGCATGGCGGCAATTATTGGTCATGCGATCACTCAATTTGACCTGGGGGTGAATGGAAATTTCTCTATGCCGGCCAATTTCTTAAAGCTTGGCCGTGGCATTAACGTCATCGCGAGGGCTGGTAAAACAGGAACCAGTGCGGGCACGACTCCGATAGCAACCAGATTTGGCAAAAACAACACGACATCTGATCAGTTGATCTCAAGCGTCACCCTGACAAACACAAGTTTGCAACAATGCAACCTTAATTCTGTCGCGCGCGTGACTGCAGTTGGTGCAGGTACAAGCGTATTTACTGCTGATTCGCTAGGCGCTAACGGGCAGGGCACAAACAGCATTGGCGACAGATCAACGTCATTCGACAGCACGCTGGTAAATTACGTATCAGTGACAGCCGATCCGTCTAACGATACCGACACGCACGCGCTTTATAGCCTGGAAATTTGGTGGGTGAAATAATATGCATATTATCAGCCCATATAGTTCCGGATTAAAGTTGGCTGTTGCTGCACCGTCATCTGCGTCGACTGGGGTCATTATGTCGCAGGGGGTTCACGCAAAGATAGAGTCTTGGCAGCTAGATGCACCTTCAGAGATGACGGATATTGGCACGGAACTATCAACCAAGACTTGGTTAAGGGGCGCAATGTTTCCAGTGTATTGGTACGATCACGAATTGTCGCCCGGTGTATTTAATAAAACAAAGATGCAAGCGCATTACGACTTTTGCGCGTCGCGTGGGAAGATGTGTACTTTCCTCATTACTTTCACTCGAAAATTCGAGGTTGATCTTTTTTCGCAAGGGAACCCGCCGCTGCCAGCAGACCTGTTGACTACCAGCGGTACGTACTCTGATGGGTCGACAAAATACACAAAAATGTGGGCTTTCCAAGGCAGGGATGCAGATCAGGGCGGGATCTTTGTAACAAAAGGATATAACGCCAACCTCCTTGACGCCACATTGCGCACGCGCATGTTGGCGTTCCTGCAGTATGTTGCAGACAATTTTGACGGACTTCCCTATTTTGCCGGCGTAATGATACCCGAATCAGCATCAGGAACTCCGCTCGACGGCTATGTCGGGGGCAACAGCTCTGATGCGCATTTCGCAGGGTTGCTCCAGTTAATTATAGGCGCCAAGCAGAAATTCAAAAAATCACAATTTATTGCTGACATCAACGCGACAACTGCATTTATAAATGATTTTTTTGCGGTTCCAGGTGGACATGCTCTTACGCACAGGTTTCCGTGGAGTAGCTCAAACATGTTCACGGTGGCCACCGGGAACGTCGCTTTGGTGCAGTCAAAAACGCCGTCGCTAAACGGCAAGATCTGGATAATGTCTCAAATTCAGAGGCATGACTTTGACAGCCTGGACGGGTCAATACCTGGTACGGTGGCGCCGACAAAAGAATATCTTTACTTGCGAGCCAGAAATACGCATGAAGCCACGCACTTGTATGTGCAAAGAACAGTTCCAAGCGTGGCGCCATTTCATTGGGACGGTTTTGTGAGCTACATGGACGGAAGCCCTTACGCATCAGATCCCTACGGCGGTCTTAAAACAACGCTACCGGACATTATTATTTAAATCTGCGTGACAAATATCACAGACAGATAACAAGGAGATCAGTCAACATGGGGTGGCCAAAGATAAAATTCGAGGAAAGCGAGATGACCACTAAGATGAATGATGTTCACAGAAGGCTGGATGACTTAGAAGAGCATAAATTGGTCTGCAACAGTAAGCATGACAAGTGCGAGGATAGTCAGCGTGATAATCATGATTATCGTCGTAAAACTGACAGCAAGCTGGATGGAATTTATGTCGTGGCTACTGAGATGCTAACTATCATGAAAAGTTATAAAGAATATGAGCCGTCAATGCGCAGGACTCAAAATAATTTTATCACGCTTGACACATTAAAAGCGTGGGGGGTTTGGATTGCGGCTATTGCCGGGGCGTTCACTGCTGTTTTCGGTGTGTTTTCAGCGTTTATGTACTTGAGAGGACTACTGTAATGCAAGCCTGGCTGGTAAAAATCGCTCTGCAATACGGATCAAAACTGCTGATTGCCGCTCTCGCGCTGGCCGTGATCACAGCAACCTATTTTTCATGGAAACATGACATCCAGAAAGCAGAGCATGACAGAGTGGTTGCGGAATTTGAGAAACGCGATGCCGAGAATGACCGCAAATCAGCAGATCTGCTGCTGCGAAAGCACAGGGAAATAGCAAGGGTTAAGCAAGAAGAGCACGACAAATACATAGGAGCGATTGGAGCATATGCGGAATATGGAAAAAACCTTGATAGTCAGCTTGCTGCTACTGTCAATAAGCGCGTGCGCAACCCCACAGCCACGGCAAATTGTGGTGGAAACGCCGTGCCCGGAGAAACAGGTAATTCCACGGGAGCTGGTAGACCAAGCGAGGAAGATGTACAAGAAATAGAAATGCTGAAAAGCATCAAAGCATGCGAAATTTTGATTGAGGATTTCCTGATTCCTAATGCGGTGATTAAATGATTGATTACTCGAAACCTGCAAGACATCATAGTGATGAAAGACTATCCAGATCTGCTTGATTTCGTCGGCGACCTGTCATCTGACACTATTGACACGCTCAATGACATCGATGTTAAGTTGATAAAGTGGTATGTTCGCAGCGATGGTTGCACGAAAGTAATTGATTTCTTTATACGTGCATGCATCATTCACGATTTCTTCTACCGCACTCACCATAATTTCAGGGGTGAGATGATCACAAGGGCGCAAGCTGATGCGTGGTTCCGTGACGAGATCATTAGACTCTCCAGGATTAGGCTGCCAGGCAGGATTAGAGTGTGGCATCTTATCAGCCCGGTCATCTGGTGGCAGTATGTCTGCCCACTGGCTTGGTGGCGTTGGTGTGGTGTAAGATTGTTGGCAGAGCCTGCCTGGGTGGGTAGGTCGTCGTATCATGCCTAAGTGTTGTTAACCGTGTTGTTATTATCAACACATTTATGACTATTTTAAAGATTTTTTGCCATGTCTTCTGCGCTCAGGTTGAAGTAGATTTGTAGTTGACGCAGATCTTTATGCCCGACCATCCGTGCAAGACTAAGCACGTCGAGTTTTTTTGATAGTCTTGTGATTGCCAGGTGTCGAGTGTCATGAAAATGCAGATCATCAATCATCGCCCGTGATTTTGCTTTGCGGAAATTTACGTCAATCTGGCGCGTCGTCAGGCCGAATATGTTCCCTAAATCTGATTCTGTGTCATTGCGTAACTGGTTGATTATCCTAATCGCCTCCATAGACAGGGGCACATCTCGTTTCATTCCGTTCTTGGTCTCGATCAATTTTGCCGTCCGCTTTTCAATATCGACTCTATCCCAAGTCAAACAAGCAATCTCACCGGCTCTCATTGCAGTTTCAATGGCAAACAACATGGCCGCACCGACTCTGGCAGATACGCCAACCGGCCGCACATCGTGGTCGTAACCCAGCGCCAGCAGCAATCTTTCTATTTCTATGTCCGTAATCAATCGGCCCCTGGGCAACGGTTCCGGCGGTCGGCGGATGCCGGACAGCGGATTGATTTTGAGCCACCCCCAATCTTTAATGGCCGTGTTGATCGCGTGAGACAGGATATTGATCTCCCTTAATACACTGCCAGCCGATACGCTTAGTAATCTCCGGTCGCGCCAGTCTGAGAAATGATTTGCTGACAAGTCACACAGCGCCACTGCTGCTATTGGATCGCGCAAGAAAGCGTTGATCCTGTGCACCTCCCATTCTGCTCCGCGTTTAGTTGGGGAAACCTTCTCAGCGTATCGCTGCAGCAATTCGCCGAAAGTTTTATTCGGGATATCGCCGCGTTTCCCTGAGAGTATTTCTTGTTCAATGCTGGCAGCCCAGAACGTAGTTTCAGATTTTGTATTGAAAGTTTTTGATTGCCGAATGCCTTTGCGACATACTGCAGCTTCCCAGCCGTTACCTTTTTTTCTGAAAGTAGCCATTCCGTAATCCGTTCCGTATTTAATCCGTAAATCAATACGGAAAAATACTAGGAAACATTAGGAAATATTATTATGTGCGCTACTGGTAATCGCCCGAAATCGGCTGTGTGACTTGGTTTTGATGGGGGATACTGGAAGATATTAGGTTATGCTTTTTGTCTCAGTGGTGCCCGGGGCCGGAATCTTATCATCAATACCAATGCGCTTCTTGGTAACTTGTTCCGTAAAATTTCCGTTAACTTTTGCTTTTTCTCTTCACTTCTTGCCGTCTCCAGTGAGACAGGGCCCAATCAACCACATCCTGACCAATCCACTTTCTGTGCCCGATTTTAGCAGATTGTGGGAAACCTGGCTTGGATGCAATGTATTGGGCAAAATATTCTGGAGTCACGTCGAAGTACTCTGAGCATCTTTTGATGCTCCAGATTTGCTTGTCGAGTGGTATCGGCTGTTTATCAAGTTTGCTGGATAGTTCTAGCAGCGTGGTAATCAGTATGTTTTCTGTTTGTTCTTGCATTTCATAGTGTCTTGGTTATTACTTATCGGGTGAATCTTGCTTCCAGTGGTCGGATGGATAAAACACATGCGAAGATTCGTTATTGTGAGTCGTATCAATGGACTTCCACTCTGACAATTCTTTGCATTCATTTTGAATCAGATCATCAATAAGGCACGCTTCAGGTATCCGTAGCATCTCGGCAAAGTGTGCCCTAATCTCGATGAGTCTTTCTTCAGTTATCCCGCGCATATCAATAAATGTTGGTCTTAGCAGGTCCACCCATCTTATGCACATATCCAGACGGCGCTTTCCCGTTCGCAACCAGGTCGTTTTTATTTTCCAATTGGTTAACTTGTTGGCTTTCTGTCAGAAATCTCGTGGCAATTTGTCCGCCGGTGACGCGCACGGCTTCGATCTCGACTTTCGCCGAGTTGATAATGACTTGTGCCGTCTCTGAGATTGCTTTGGCTGTTTCTACGTCGATACGGTTACTTTTTAAATCCTCGAGCGTATCGAATAAGATTGAGCGCAATCTTGCCACATCATTTACTTTTGGTATTGTGTCGCTCATTGATCCTCCTGTTGATGGTTGCTTTTATCCTGATGACTTCTTTAAGATCCTCTGGCAAATTGTGTACGCTATTGCGTAGCATGAGTTCTTTTCTGCTGATCAGCGACAGGTTGTTGATGTCATAACAATTCAGCTTGTTGCCGTCGTTGAATACAACTGCCGTTCCTGCCGGCGGGTATTCTCCGTAGTGCTTCTTCCATGTCTCGCGGTGTACAAGTTCCCATTTGTGATTTTCGTCACTTATTTTCACCTGCAGGTATCCGTCTTTGGTTAGGCGCGTGGTACCAACGGTGGTTGTGTTGTGCGGCAACGATCCTTTGCTGAACCATCCTGCATTGTTTTCCATGTTGAGCCTGATGCCCTTGTTCCAGGGCGTTGCGCCCTTGCGAATCTTGCCATCTTTCAAGATATTGTATTTTTCTCGATAAGCCGCGCTTTTGTACACGCCCATCGATTTGGCTTTTATGCCGATTTGCTTGGTGTTAAATGCTTCATTGAGCAGATCAATCATCTGTGCTGGCGTTGAATCCGGATAATGATCACGTATTATTTGCTCTTGCTCTGGCGTCCAGTATTGTCGCTTTTTAGTGTGCTTTGGCATGTCAGTATCTGTCAAAACTGGATATCATCATCCATGTCATCGAAACCGCTACTTTGTGTCGCGCCCGCGCTAGCTGTGGTTGTGGTAGATTGGTTAGATTGCTGTTGATCATCGGCTGGTCTGTTGCCTAACATTTTCATGTCGTCGGCAATGATCTGCGTGGTGTAGCGTTCCACGCCGTTTTTATCAGTCCATTTCTTTGTTTCCAGTCTGCCATCAACATAAACAGATCGGCCTTTCTTAAGATATTCTCCTGCAATCTCAGCCAGTTTTCTGTAGAAAACGACGGTATGCCATTCCGTCTTTTCCTTCTTTTCGCCGCTCTTGTCTTTCCAGGTGTCTGTCGTTGCCAAGGTGATGCGCGTGACTGCATCGCCATTTGACATGTAGCGCGTATCGGGATCTTTGCCCAAGTTGCCAATGAGTATTACTTTATTGACTGAGGCCATAATTTATAGTGTGATTACCAGTTGTAAGCTAGAAAACCGATACAAATAAATGCGACGATCGTTGATGCCATGAATGCCACGATTGTGGCATCTAGTGCCTTTTTATAAGCATTTCCCCGCATCTCATAGGAAACTATTTTTCTCAAAAGCTTCTCATTCGAGTCTGATAATTCGATGATTTGCTCGTCTTTGTTGGTGTTTGCCTGTATCAGTGCGCAGATCTGTTTATTTAGTGATAATTGCAATTTATCAATATAGGTAGCTTGATGCGCGTTGTTTTCATTCATTCTTATTCCTTTTGTTGTTTGTTTATATTGTCTTCTAGGTAAGAGACTACCATCCACATATTCGCAATGGCGATAGTAACGATACCGACTATATAGTTTGTAAATAGGAGGTTTATGATTCCAGCAATTGCGTATAGTATCGATGCGGATCTTGCGTTCATTCTGCGTTTCCGCATTGGGCAGCAGCCGATTCGCGGACCTGTTGCAATCTTGCCTCACGCTCAATGTTGCTGGTCCATGCCATTGCCGCAATCAGCAGCACTATGCAGGTGCAGACAATAGCCGCTGCAATGAGGTCTGGTTGTGTGCCGCTTGCGCGGTAGTTTTTAGTGTCGAATGGGATCATGTGATTACTCCATTTGCTCGATGATGAGTGACGCGAAGTTCTGCAGGTCCTCGATGCTGCTATCGTTAACCACAAGGATGTCATCATCAACATTCACAGTGATACCTTGCTCGCTCTCGTGATCGGTTTTGATGGCGTATGGGTTCTCAGGGCGGTATATATGCCAGATGATCCCGCCCTGATCGCGCAGCCACTTTGCTTCACCCTCAAATCGGATATCGCTGATGACAACGCCTTTTATATAGTAATTATTTGCATTAGCGAGTTTCTGGTTATAGTCGATTTCTAGCTGTGCGATCTTCAGCCAAATGTCGTTGCAAAGTGTTTTTCTTCCCCACTCAGTGCCCAGGGTCTGCATGACCTGACGAGGGGATTTTCCGCAGAGGCGATCCATCGGTTTTTCTTTAAGATCTCGGTCAGTTAGGTACTCTGGCGGCAATTGAAACATTGCCGAGATTCCCTTGCGCAGCGGATCTGCAAGTGAGATCCTTTTGAACTCGTAGTTGTCAGCCAAAAATTCCGCGATAGTATCCTTGCCGCAGCCTGGCTCACCGTGCAGTCCGATAAGTTTGAGTGGGTTTTTCATGTTATGGATTGCCGTAGTAAAGTTTGACGTTTGTATCTGCCTTGATCTTGGTGATCAGTGTCTTAGTTGCATCTTCAAGCACTTTGTCAGAGCGGATCAGTTCGTACCAGAAAGTCAATCTTCCTTCGCGCACTCGATAGCGTAGGCGGGCGGTGATCTGGTAGGCGTCGCCATTCCAAAAAACAGGTATCCCGATGGCGATTTTTTCAAACATTTTCATCTTAACCAGCGTTTGATCGTCGTCGTCTTGCACGAAATTTAAATTGACGCCGCCGTTTTGCAGCCTGATGTGAGATTTCAGTCTAAGATCTTGGTTGGCTTCAAAAGATATCGCCATTTCCAGCAATTCGTTACCTGACGGCATGTTGGGTGCTGATGCGATGTCGGCGAGATTTTCCTCAATGAAGGTGGCGAACTCTACCTGATTAAATTGGTGCTTATGACCACCTGTCCAGCGCTTCCATTCTTCTGAGAAGAGCGGATCATAGTGTGCTTGGTGGTCTCTCCACTCTTGAGAGTATCGGTCTCCGCCGTGGTCGTTGATAATGCATTTGAAACCAACTTTTGATGCTTTGTAATCCGCTTGGCAGTAAATGTTCGTGCGCCCATCGATCTTATGATCGTTGATGTATTCGATAAAGCTGTCGCGGTCGTCCAGTTGTATCGTGCCTTTTTTTCTTGCTGGTACAGCATACAGTTTTTCATCGTCTCTTTCTTCCACTCTCCAGCCTGGTGGCAGTGCCACTCGGCTGATGTGCGCGTTATCATGTCGCGTAGGCTGTATCGATGATGCAAGATCGATAATGGCTTGCGTTTCGCTGCCTTTGATTTCCAGTTCTTTTTGGTCCATGATTAATTAATTCCTTCTATGTTTTTGAGCGGCCTTTGTGCTTCTTCGATGACTGTCAGATTAAGTTTTTGTTGGTGCGGATTGTCTGGTGATAATCCGCCTTCCTCGGTGGCAAACAATACGGTCTCCATCGGTTCTTCCAGCGGCATGGTCGCTTTGACTTTTCCGGTGATCTGCATGGCGCCGCTTTTGACCAGCTTTTTAACGTTGATGGTCAGGTCAATCTTTCCAGCGCGGCCTGTTTCGTTTACTTTCTTGACCAGTTCGGCCATCTTGTCGCTGGCGGTGCTGATAAAGAATCCATTGCCGATATGGTGCATCGTGTCTGTGATTGGTTTTGTCATTTCAGTTATCCTTTATGTTAGGAATCAACTAACCATCTCATCGCGCGTGATAATTCTCACGCTGATGTTTTCTGTTGATCGGATGTGCGATGCATCCGCTGCCTGCGCAGCTTTAGGTGGGGTGTAAATGGTTGTCAGTTCTTTGTAACAGCCAAGTTTGTCGAGTGCGGATATGACCGCTTCGGTTCTGTGGATGTCTTCCTTTGCATCACTTGCCCAGTCAAGGTGGAGCAGTACGTCATCAAGAGTAAATATTTCGCCTTGTTGCTGGGTCAGGAATTCCTTCAACTTTGCTTCTAGCAGTGATTTTCTCGACTCGACGCCTTCCATGATGGTTATCATGGACTTCGCCATTTCAGAGAAGGCCTCGTTCAGGGTAATAACTTTGAAATCTTTGTATAAATCTTTTGGTATTGTTGTGATGCTTTGGTCGACAAAGCACAGGGTGCCTGGCTGTGGCAGGTTCTCCATGCTGATACCGATTTGGAGGTGTTCCATCCGGTAAAACTTAATCAGCGCTTTCATCTCTTCCCTGCCTATGCGTTGATTGTTGTGGCAAATTATTATGCTCATGTTTTCTCCCTTGGTGGTTATATCTATTAAACTGATTAATTCTTCAGCCAGAGCCAGAGCCAGAGCCAGAGCCAGAGCCATCGCCAGAGCCAGAGCCAGAGCCATCGCCAGAGCCAGAGCCAGAGCCATCGCCATAGCCATGGCCAGAGCCAGAGCCAGAGCCAGAGCCATCGCCATAGCCATGGCCAGAGCCAGAGCCAGAGCCAGAGCCAGAGCCAGGGCCATAGCCATGGCCATCGCCAGAGCCAGAGCCAGAGCCAGGGCCATAGCCATGGCCAGAGCCAGAGCCAGAGCCAGAGCCAGGGCCATAGCCATAGCCATAGCCATGCAAGTGGTGTCTAATCTTCAATAAATTTGACATAGCTTTCTTCTGCTTGGGTAGTTGTTGGTATGTACTCGATGGCATTTGTTAGCATCACTTCGCCTGTTTTATTGAGTCTGCCGCCTTTAATACCATTGGTTGCCACTGACGAAAGAGATAGACCTCCACCTGTCCATCTCCATAGTCTTAATGCATTGCTTAATTTAACTTCCATTGAATTTTCAGGATTTATCCACTCGACATCTCCGATATGTATGCCTGCGCTGTATGTCCTTATTAGGCAGCGTTTTCCTAGCATGGGGTTAGTGGTTTGCTGTTTTTCTGTAACGTTTTGTTCCATTTTTTCTCCCTTGGTGTTGGTGTGATTGCGCAGCCGTGGCTGCGCGTGGGTTTGTTTAGCGTTGCTTGCTGCAGGCGGCAGAAAAAACATGCTTACCGGCATTACCAAGAGCGGATTTTTTGATTGCCAGAAGTTCTTGGTCTATCACATATTGTTCGCACAGAGTCTGACTTTTAAAACCCGACACGTTCACTTCGCTCATGTGGTGGAGTGAACTGCTGGCATACGTGGTTTCACGCACGCCGTTGGCCACCCAGCTTGGCGATACTTCAATCGTGCGTACTGGCTCGATAGGCTCTTGCACTTGTGCTTGTGCAGGGGCATTGACGATGAAAAACGATGATGCGAGGACCACTAAAATAATTTTTAACATTTTTTATCTCCATAATTTTTAAATATCAACTTCAAATCTCGGGTCTAGTGAGTTTTTGTTGCTGATGAATTGAACAATACGCGAACGTATATTTTATGTCAATACGTATACGTATTAATTATGAAGATTGTTTTCTTGGATATACTTGTGCAGGAATTTTGGGAATCGGTTACTAAATAATGTTTGGTTTAGTGTATTGAACTGTAAGCATTAATGCTTTGTCCGATTTTTAGAAATTATCATTGCTCGCAATTCGATAATCATTTATCTTCTCGATATTTATAATTATTTTGCGTATTGACATACAATACGTTTGCGTATCATAATGACTGTATGAATATAAAATTAATGCTAGAACAGATGGCGCATGCAGGTTTTACAGATTCTGCCATCGCCCGCGAGCTATCTGATTCAGGAGATCCTGTAGCTACGTCCCTCGTTAATCGTTGGAGGAATGGTGTTTATAAGAGGATTTCTTATGAAAGATATCTTCGTGTGGCGGCTATTCACTCGAGGGTTTTGGGAGTGGATGCTAACCATGATCAAAACAGTTCAGTCCAAAACAAAAATAACGGCATAGTTAATGAGTAACTTTAACGTTATATTTTTCACACATAACTCAGTCGCGCCTATTCGATCAAAAGTAGGCTATGCCGGT